TTTAGCGTTTTATAAAGATCTTTGAAGAATCTTCAATGAATCCTAGACTTTATTGAATAAAACAAAAACTTTAAAAAAAGTTTGAAAAAAAGTTTACCGGTTCAAAATATGTTCGTAAATTTACAATGTAACAAATCAATAAAGAATATGAACATCATCAACACACTTAACATTCACACAGTTAACTTCATCAATGGTCGTAAAGGTACGTACAGGGTAGTTATTAAATGTCCTGCTGGCTTTTATACTATCAAAGAAATTGAAGACTTCAATGGAGTAGAGAACAGAAGAACTTACGAGTCTCCAGCTGAAATCCTGTCTTGGTACAAAAAAGGAGCTTTGGCTACTATCGAATTCAAGGCAAATGATAGTAACCACTTTTTGACTGTATTCGCTATGAAAGGTAAGAAGTGTGTCCTGATAGATGAAGATATTCTTAAAGGTTTGACTGTTGGAACAATCAATCAATATTGGTCCGAGACTAACCTCTATTCTCAAATGCAATACTCAATCGTCAATGCACAGAATTGGGCAAGCAAGGCATTCATAATGAACGCCGCCTAATACGAATCCAATTAACCAACAAATTTAAATTATCAATATATGTTTAGAGAAGGAATTTACAGACGTTCAGATCTTATGACACTCGATACAATTGAACAGGCTTGGGACGGAGACTCTTTAGTCATAGACTCAGGAGACGAGAAAGTGTGGTTGACTCACCGTGAGAATCGCGCTTACAATGGTGACTACGTATATGAGACGCTATGTCCTGTTACAGGCAGATGGGAACAAGAATCATTTTTGTTCAAAAAATAAAAAATTAAAAATAAAAGATATGTTAAACAAACAAATGAGAGAATTGGAGCGCCATGCGCAAGTGACTATGAAAGAAAGATTGAACAATTTGCTTAATTTACCAAAACATCAATTTGATGCTGTTATTAAGTTGATCAATCCTAAACTTACTAATGAGGATCTAAAGCCTATGTTCCCTAAAGAATGGAGTGCAGATAGTAATTGGCCAGAGTTTAAGTATGACTACGACTCTTTTAGAAAGATCCAGATTGAGATCGACGACTATACAGAACGTATGGCCGGTTGTTAACCAAAAAAAAAGTGATCTACTAAAAAGATCAATATATATAGGTTCACAAAAAAGTCTTACATTTATCATATATTAAAAAACAAAACAAAAACAAGCAGTTATGCAAACAACAAACCGACCAAGTAGCTACACAAAGCTTAGCTACATCCAGAAAGTTAGCCGTGTTAACCGTAAGCTCCGTATCGGAGACATTACTAAAGTTGCTACAACTACCGGCTTCAGTCCTAATTACACCTCTGAGGTTCTTTCAGGCAAGTACTTCAACGATCGTATCGTTAATGAAGCCTATGACATGACTAGGGGTCGTATTGCGAACCCAGTTAAGCTCTCTAGCTTGGAAGCTTAATCTATCGCTTATTGATTGTTACCGACGGCCTGGGATCTCTATCCTGGGCCTTTTTTATAACTAATTGATAATCAATCACTTATGATTTGACTAAATAATCTTCAATAAAGTGTAAGATACTCTGAAGAATCTTCAATGAATCCTAGGTTTTACTAAACAAAACAAAAATTTTAAAAATAGTTTAGAAAAAAGTGTTCTGGATCAAAAATAGTTAGTATATTTACAATGTAACAAATCAATCAACACTATGACCATTAAGATCTTCGTTTTCGACTACCTTACCCACGAGACCATCATTGACAACACTATCGAAGTTAATGGCGACTATGCAATTGCAGAAGCCAATCATAAGACATTTAGGGAATTCTATCCTAACTGCCAAGTTAACTTCGTTATTGATAATGACAATTTGATGATGAGTCCACCTCTTAATCAACAAAAAGACGAGGTTGCTTATGACGAAGGTCGTATGACTTGGGACGACTATATGAATAAGTGGTATAACGGTGCATTAGAAAGCGATAGCGATATGCCCGACGATGAGATTGAGCGTCAAATCGACGATCTTCTCGAAGCAGACTGGGACGAGCGTGACGCAGTTTGTTATTAATTAATTCAAAATAAAAGTTATGCGTATTATAGAATGTCCGGTTATTATATATCCACACTTTCCAATAGATCTTCAAACAATCCACTTGAACTAAAATAAAAGTTATGACAAAAACAGAATTTATGCAAATGGCAAATGAGCAAGCTAGAGCAATGGCTACAGAAATGGTAGGTGACGGACAGAGTCCAAATAAGTTCTTTGTAACATCTTCTCCTTATTATTTAGTTGTAGACGAATTTGGGGATCGTGAGTCTGAGCTTCTTGACGGATATTATGACAATTATGTAGAGACTAAGGTGTTTGACACTCTAGATGAGGCTGAGGAGTATTATGATCAAATTGATCTAGATATCTATGAAGGTATAGGATCAGTCATGATAGAAGATCGTTTGACAGGCCAACTAAAAGAGAAGGCTCTTGAAAAAATATTCAAAGTTGATTATGTAATGACAGAGCATGATGAGACAAAATTTTTTGGATATAAAAAATAAACAATTAATAATTATGAATAACAATATCAAAATAAAAAGTAGTTGCATTCCAGAAAAGACTTTAAGTATAAATGAATGGTGCAAGTTCTACAAAGTAGGAAGTAGAATAGAAAAGTATAATGTCGGAGACAACGCTAAGACTATGAATGAACAATACAACTTTAAAAAACTATTTGATCAGACTCAGGATTTGACTTTCATGGGTAAAATTAAAAGTCTTAAATTTGTCAACCTATGGTAATTGTTCACACATCTCAAGTTCCATTTTTCTGGATAGATGAAGTTGGTCCGTATGTTATTGAAGACGGAGTGAGAAGAGATCTTCCAAGTGGTACGACTAGAAAGGATCTTATATGGTTCAAACGCCCGTATCCAGGAGGTAAGAATGAAGCATTCAAAATCGATATGGATTGGGAAGTTCAAGGGTCTGACAATAAGAAATATAGTGTGGCTCTATATGGAGACTCATGGTCCTGTAATTGTTATGCATATAAATTTTCTGGAAACAAAAGAAGCTGTAAGCATATAGAGGAGATCAAGTCTTCATATTTATCATAGGATCCTTTAACTTAAAAAGGCTTACTATGAACAAAAAGACTAAGGACTTTATCAAATATGTCAAGAGTGAGTGTAAGAAGTACGGAGTTAAATGTGACCTAAGAAATACAAAGTACGTTAAACTCTCAGGAAATATAAAGTGTTCGGGGTATTTTGATGAGGAGGTTCCAGTTTTAGTCTGTTCAATGAATAGGCCAGATGCAATAGAGATTCTTGCACATGAATTCTGTCACCTTACACAATGGGTAGATCAGATCGATCTTTGGAAAGGGTGTAACGTTTCCATGCCGCTAGTTGACGATTGGCTAAGTGGAGCAGACGTTCCTAATATAAAGAAGCACTTAGGAGTTTCTAGAGATCTTGAATTAGATAATGAGAAAAGAGCAGTGAGATTGATTAAGAAGTTTGATCTGGACATAGACATAGATCATTACATTAGGAAGGCTAATGCGTATGTGTTTTTTTATAATCGACTATTGGCTACTAGGAAATGGGCCACTCCACAAAATAGTCCATATACAAACCAAAAGATAATAGAGAAGATGCCTAGATACTTTAGAGCTGATTATTCTATAACACCAAAAAGAATTGAGAAAGTATTTATACAAGAAAACTTATAGTCATGACAGATCAAATAAAGCCTACGAGAAAACATGTTAATCAGATATTTGAATGGTGCATTAAACAATACGGCAAATCCAAGTTTAATAAAACAGTACCAGTTGTTGAGTTTAAAAAGCCTGACTACTATACAGAAGGTTGCATGGCTTTCTATGATGAGATAGATTCAACTATCTACATAAACAAAGATCAAAATGATAGTCTACCTGAATTAGTAAATAGTATGATACACGAGTATGTTCACTATAAACAAAACATGAAGCACTATCAGATACTTAGCTTGTATCTATCGGATAGTAAAAATCCCATGGAAATAGAAGCTAACAAAATTGCTAAAAGAGATACAAAAAAGTGTCTTAAAGAGGTGTTTAATATAACAACTTCTAAGTAGTATTAATATTTATTGTTATATACTATAATTAATAATGACATTACTTCAAGTAGTAGAGACGGCTGGATTAAGAGAATATCTATTACAGTACGGAATTTTAGGGCTATTAGCTTTTATTCTAGGCTATTTTGCATGGATGCAATATCAAAGACTAGTTAAAAAGAATGATCAATTAGAATTAAAAGTAGATAAACTACAAGAAGAGATGATGCAATTATTAGTAGAGGAAAGAGATAGGCTTGCAGAATTAATTAAAGATAATACAGAAGCACTTAGAGAATTGCAGAAAACTATATTGAAATACATGGTTAAAAATAATGAATGATGGATTATAAAAGACTTTCTTTAAGCAAAATGGGAGACAAGCTTATTAAAACATTAGAAGCTAAAGACCATTTTGATCGTCGAGAACAAGAAAAGTCTTATATAAAAAAAGTATCAATCCTCAAAGAGATATTAACCACAGAATTTAAGTTCGTTACACAGAATAAAGTATCCCATCCAGCGTATGCAACACGCGCACAGGTGCTAGAGAAGCATATCAATTATATCAAGAAGATACAGAACAATAAAGTTTTTGAGTCCTCAGATAAACAAATAATTGATCAACTTTTAGCTAAATATAGCTAATTTCATAACTAATTGATAATCAATCAGTTAGGAATCCACTAAATAATCTTTAATCCAGGCTAAGAATCTTTGAAGAATCTTCAATGAATCCTAGACTTTGCTAAATAAAACAAAAAGTTTTAAAAAAGATTGAAAAAAAGTGCTCTGGATCAAAGATAGTTAGTATATTTACAATGTAACAAACAAATAACGGTTATGAATAATCAAATCATCTTATCAGCATTAGAATCCCAATTAGTCACTAAGAAAGCAGAACTCGAATCTTATGAAACATCAACATCAGAGCCTGCGTTTAAAGCAGCTACTCAAGAAGTTCTAGAGTCTCTTCGTAGTAATGTATCTGCTCTCATTCCAAGTATCATGCTTGATGCAAGTCGTATCGAAATCATGAAGTGTTCTAACCCAAATTCTTGGTCTGCTCTCACCGTATCTTTACAAAACGATTGGAGATCTGAGGACAGAAAATTATATGCAAAAATGAATTGGTATGGATCTAGCGCCACCACTCAAGAAGAAAACATATTGAATGACGTTCAGATCTTTGGTGCAGTCGCAGCTAAACTTGCCTGGATCGAGTACGAGTTCTTAAATAATTGGAGACCCAAGCTTTTACAAATCAATAAGCCTGTTCAAGAAATGTCGTCAGAAATTCATAAGATCGATAGCAGTATCTATGACATTAAATATAAAATAAGACAGGAAGGTATTGATACCTACAAGAGAGAAGGATTCTTTTGTACCATTACTCCAATTCTAAACATAGAAATGGATTGGGAAGCGGATAAAATAGATCAATCTAAAGGACGTCCATACATATTGAAATCAAGTATTCCTAATATAAAATTATCAATAGGTAGATCTAAGTGGGATTATGTGCACACTAAATCTTTTAAAGTCATAAAGACTAATAAATATAAAACTACTTTAGAAGTAACTCTTGGTAATAATAGCATCGTAGAGCACACAGTCACAGCAAAGTCATTCAATGACTTTATTGATGAAGTGTACAATTGGCAAACTGATAGAGCTAAAGAGCATAATGATAAAACTACAGAGAAATTCAATACTCGATACGCAACAAAATAAAAAAATAAAATAAAAGTTATGGGACTAGACATGTACATGTACAAAAAGAGCTACATCCTTTCAGGAGATTGGATGCAGGAAGAGCACCGAGAGTCTGTAGTCATTACTAAAGGTGGTGAACCGCATCCTAAGATCAAATCGGATAGAGTTAAGTATATTACTGAAGAAGTCGGGTATTGGAGAAAGGCTAATGCTATTCATAAATGGTTCGTTGATAATGTCCAAAATGGAAAGGACGATTGTGGTAGTTATCGAGTTAGTATAGATCAATTGGAGAGTCTTCTTAGTCTATGTAAAACTGCCTTAGAAGATAGAGGTATGGCTTCAGAATTATTACCATCTCAATCAGGCTTTTTCTTTGGTAACACTGAATATGATGAGTACTATTTTGGAGACTTGATACAAACAATTGAGATCATCGAGGATTGTTTATCTGATGATGACGCTGAGTTTGAATATCATTCTAGTTGGTAAAATAAAAAATAAAGGTTATGATAACATGTAAATTGACATTGACAGATTGGTTCACTAAAAAAACAGTGAGTAAGATAATTATGCCAAAGGATCCTATAGTGGCTGCAAAGATCCACTCTAAGAATAATCCTAATTGCGTAGTAGATATAGAGACTAAAGACTCTAAACCTAAGACATTCACAGAGTTGCCATATAATATGCAGCTAGATCAAGTACGTGTAGAGGACGAGGAATATCCTACCATGACTATGGATCAATTTACCAAAAAGTGGTATGGCAAAATTAGTAAGGCCAAGATAAAAGAGATAGAACAAGAAGTCGAATCAGAGTATAAAACAGAAGAACATGAAGACATTTAAAGATCTAGAATTTATTGAATTAAAAAATCCATTCCATAATGGAATTCAATCTAGAATCCAGTTTAATAATGGATATGGCGCTAGTATTGTTAGACATGAATTTAGCTATGGAAATAAAGAAGGCTTATATGAAGTAGCCGTATTAGACGATGAAGGACATCTCCATTATGACAATCCAGTAGCTAAAGGTAATGTTATAGGATACTTAACAGAAGATAAAGTGACAGAAATATTAAAACAAATTCAAAAGTTATGAAAAAATATTGTAAGGTTTGTGGAACCGAAATCCACCCAAAACGTGTTGAGCTAGGATACTCTACTTCTTGTGTAAAACATTCAACTGCTGAAAGATACACAGGTATAGTAGCTGCTGGATCTAAGAATGACTTTGAAGTTCATGTGATTAAAGATCCTGAACTAGGTAAAAGAATTGTTGGTATGAGCAATATTTATTAAAAAGTAAAAGATGAACTACGTTAATCCAGTTGAGTATAGCAAAAAGATCATGTCATTGATGGAAGATGAGACGGCGGTATCTGAAGATACTGTAAATGTTAAAGGTGAAATGACTATGAAGGAGAGAATTTCTAAGTTGACTCCAGACGAGAAAACTAAATTGCAAGAGTACGTTGATGCCATCAAAGAGATCAAGAAAGAGATTCATGAACTTCTTCATAAAGATCAAGTAGAAGAATCAGGAGGTAACATGAGCTCAGGATTATATCTAAATCCAGAAGAATAAAATAGAACGGTTATGAATAATTTAGTTGCAGGAGTATTATGGGGAATTGTAGGCCAAGTATTATCATTTATCCAATTACAAGGTGGTATTAAATGGGGCTGGACTGAAAAATATGGTATAGCTGTTATGTTCATAGGCCTTCCGATTAGTTGGGCTTTCATGAAAAGTGTTCAGCATTTTATCTTAGCGTTTAACGGAGAAATTTATCCAAGTCGCATACTAGGTTTTTGTGTGGGAATAATTGTTTTCGGTACTATGGGATGGTTCCTATTTAAAGAAGGGATCTCACTCAAGACTTTTATTTGTTTGTTTCTTTCTTTTTGTATAATTTTAATACAAATATTATGGAAATGAAAAAAACAGTTATATTAGGAGACACCCACGGAAGATCTAATTGGAAATTAGCAGTACACCAAGAAAACCCAGACAGAGTTATCTTTATAGGTGATTACTTTGACTCATTCGAGTTTAGTGGTGTAGAACAAATCCATAACTTTAAAGAAATTATAGACTATAAAGAAACGTCTTTTACAAATGACGGTAAAGATAACCAACATAAAACAGAAGTTATATTATTAATTGGTAACCATGATCATCATTATTTTCCTGAGATAGGATATACTGGTACTAGTGGATACCAAAATAGGATAGCACCATCAATTACTCAGGTTATAGATGAGAATAGACACCATCTTCAAATGGCTTATGGTTTTGATAAGTATCTATTTACCCATGCAGGTGTAAGTCCTGTATTTATGGATGAAGTGTTTGGTGAAAATGATTGGAGTATAGATAACATAGTAGTAGATCTAAATGAATTATTTAGATACAAACCTATGGCATTTGAATTTAATGGTTTTGATGCTTATGGAGATAATACAACACAAACACCAATTTGGATTAGACCTAGGTCATTAATGTCTGCTAATAAAAAGCATAAGAAG